GAAATACAACCAATACAAACTTTGACATAATAGACAGAGCATTAAGTGGTGTTGGTGCGATAACTTTAACAGGGACATCGCATACACTTACAACAACAGATGGCTCTTTGACTGATGGTATGTTCAAAGTATTGGTTCTCGGTGGCTCACCATCAGGAACAAACACAATAACTATTGGCGATAACACTCAAGATAAATTATATTTTGTTGTTAACAACTCTGGCCAAGAAGTACAGTTTAGTCAAGGGACAGGTTCAAATGCAACTATTGCTAATGGTGCTGCTGATATTATTTATGCAGATGGTGCAGGTTCAGGTGCTGCTGTAGCAAGTTTTTTCGGAACAGCATTAAAAATAGGAACAGATGTAACTGTTGGTGATGATTTAACTTTAAAGTCTGATTCAGCAGTTTTAGGTTTTGGTGCTGACACTGATACAACTTTGACTCATACAGATGGAACAGGTCTCACTTTAAACTCTACAAATAAATTAACATTTGGTGATACAGCCAGTTTTATACATCAAAGTTCAAATGGTGTTTTAACAATAGATGGTGAAGCAACTATTGATTTAAATGCTTCAACTGCTGTGCTGGTCAGCCATGATTTAAAACTTGATAGTGATGGTGCAATTTTAGGTTTTGGTGCAGATAATGATGTAACACTTACTCATGTTCATAATACAGGTTTAACACTAAATGATGCTCTAACTACAAATGATGATATAACTATTAGTGCAGGAAATCCAACATTGTTTTTAGCTGCAACTGGTGATGGTGGCGAAGGTTCAATAGGTTTTAAAGATGATGATGGAAATATAGATGGTAAGATAGCCTACAGAACTGATTATGCTAGTAATACAGATAACTATATGACCTTTAACACTGGTGGTAGCGAAAGAGTGAGGATTGATAGTGCAGGTAATGTTGGAATAGGAACAGCATCACCTTCTGCTCAATTACATATAGATGAAGGCACTTCAAATACTCATGCAATCTTAAGATTAGAGGGCAATAACAGAGGTGGTAAACTTGAGATGTATCAAGGCACTCTGCCTGTAGCAATTATTCAAGCAGACCAATCTGGTAATCTTTCTTTCAATACTTCAGGTGCTTTCGGAAATTCAAGTGTAACCACAAAATTGCAAGTAGAAACAGCAGGTGATGTAACTGTAGAAACTGGCGATTTATTATTTGGTACAGCAGGCAAAGGTGTTAATCTAGGTGTTACATCTAATACAGATAGTAACACATTAGATGACTATGAAGAAGGAACATACACTTTAGGTATGAATGGGTTTGCCTTTCAAACCAACTCAACAGGAAGATATATTAAAATAGGAAAATTTGTACACTTTACTGCTTTCATTCACGCTTTAGGTTCTCAAAACACAAACACAGCAACATTAGATTTACCTTTTACTGTTGATGCCAATACAGCAAGTAGTAATAGTGGTTATTATACTATAGCAATGGCTCATGTTAGCACTCACAATGTTGATACTGGTTCAATAGGAATGTCTTGGGTATCAACTGGAGGTTCATCAAATATAATTTTGCATCAACAAAATGAAGATGGTTCAAGAACACAAGCACAAAACAACGTGTTTACAAGTGAGGATACAATGTATTTGTCTGGAACATTTATAGCAAGTTCATAAAGGAATACTCTAGTGGATTGCTAGAGTTGGAAGCCTAAAAAGGAGAGAAAATATGGCAACTGGTGATATAACAAAAGAAATAGAATATGATAAAATCGAAGTCGTACTGCAATGGAACATACAAGTTCGCAGAGCCACAAAGATTATGGAAGAGCAGTCAGATGGTTCTAAAGTTGAACTTAATCGCAGTTTTCATCGTCATGTGTTAAGACCATTTAATTCAGAAAAAAATACTGATGGTAAGTGGACACATACACCTACTGATTTAAGTGGTGAAGATGCCAAAGTAAAAGCTATAGCTGAAGCAGCTTGGACTGATGATGTAAAAACTGCGTTTAAAACATTTGCTGAAAGTAAAGCACCATGAGCAAAGAAAATATTGTAAAAATAGATGGCAAAGATTTTAGTGCCGATGATTTAGATAATCATCAAAAATATTATATTAAGCAAGTTCAAGATCTTCAAATAAAAAGTAACAAATTGGCTTTTGAAAAAGATCAAATAGATAAAGCAAAAGATTATTTTGTAAATGCTTTGATAAATTCTGTTAATGATGACAAAGATAAATGATTTAGACAAAAGGATTACAGTTTTGGAAACTCAATTAGAAGAAAGATGGAAAGAAACTATCTTAAGAATAAAAAGGATTGAGCAAATCTTGTTTGGTTCTGCTGGCACCATAATTGTATTACTTGTTGGAATTATATTAAAGGTCTCATAATGTCTCAGAAAAAACTTGAAAAAGGTTCTATGTATGAGGAAGCAGACTTAGATGGTGATGGTGAAATAACTGATAAAGAGTTGTCTTTACACAAAGAGCTTGTTCATCTAGAAAATATCGATAAAATGATGGATCAGCACAGAGCAATGGCATGGGTTGCTATGGGTTCTGTTTGTATTGCTGTTGCAGTTTTATTTACACCATTAATAGCAATAGAAAGATTAAATAGCATTAGTGGTTTTTTAAATACATTTTTAGTTGCACAATCTGGTATTGTCGCAACATTTTTCGGTTTTAGTACATGGGGAAAGACAAGGAATGGCAATGGTAAATGACATGGTTGCTCGTCGTATTTTTATCAGGAACAGTACAGGAGGCAGTTTATTTCAGTGATCTGGACTCGTGTCTTAGAATTGCAGCAAAAATTAGGGCACAAAACCTCGATCCCTCACTGGCAGGGGACAGCAGAATTTGGGTCAAAGCATATTGCGTCCCAAAGTCTGTCCCAAAAAAACAAGGAGAGTAAAATGGCAAATAAAAGAGGAAGACCAAAAAAGACTGTATATACACCAAGAGTTGTAGAAGGTGAAAATAAAATTTTATCTTTTATAAAAAAACTAATAGGAACTAAAAAGAGAAAAACTTTTTGGGATTGGTTGACAAGTAAATGATGGAACAGACCATAAGTGATGTTGAAAATTTAACTAAAACAGTTAATTTTAATGATGGTGGTGGCAGTGATGTTGAAGCAGGGATACAATTTATATATCATATGAGAGAACATCTTGTTGACATTGGCATCGCAACAATTTATGGTTTAACAGTTTATGCTATATTTTTATGGATAACTAAAAAAATAAAAGGATAATTATGTTACAAAGTTTTATTGGTCCAATTGCTAGTTTAGCAGGGACTTGGTTACAAGGCAGAGTTGATAAAGCAAAAGCAGAAACAGATGTAAAGGTTGCGAGAGCAAAAGCAGAAGCAAAAGTTTACGAAACTGAAGCAACATCTGGTATGCTCATGGAACAAAATCTTACAAGCCAAATGGCTGGAAGTTGGAAAGATGAGTTTTGGACAATTATATTTGGTGGCATATTATTAGCATGTTTTTTGCCATGGACTCAAGAATATGTTAAAGAAGGTTTCATATTTTTAGATGAGCATTGTCCAACATGGTTTCAAAATTGTTTGTATATTTCTATTGGTGCATCATTTGGATATAGGTTTGGTAAACAAGGATTGCAGATAATGAATCAAAGGAGCAAAAAATGAATCTCAATAAATTACAAGATGAGATAGAAAAGGATGAGGGATTTAAATTAGAAATATATCTAGATCATTTAGGTTTACCAACATGTGGCATTGGTCATTTAATAAAAGAAGGTGATGAGGAGTCAGGTTTACCAGTTGGAACAAAAGTTTCATATGAAAGATGTGGTCAATTATTTGAACAAGATATGAATATAACTATTGATGATTGCAAAAAAATTTATGATGATTGGGATAATATGCCAGAGGAAGTTCAACATATATGTGCAAACATGATGTTCAATCTTGGATATCCAAGATATAGTAAATTTAAAAAGAAAATACAAGCTGTTAAAGATGGTAATTGGTTAGAAGCAGCAGTTCAAATGAAAGACAGTCGTTGGTATAAACAAGTTACAAATAGAGCAGATAGATTAATAAATAGGATGAAAGCACTTGGCACTTCAACTAATGAAAATTAAAGCTGGTGTTGTTAAAGACATAACAAATTATTCAGCAGGTAAAAATGGTCCATTTTGGATTGACAGCAATCTTGTAAGATTTATAAATGGCTATGCTGAAAAAATAGGTGGTTGGCAAAAAGATACAATTTATGGAACAGACACTTCTAATTCAGCAGATTATACAACAGAGACTTCTTTAGATGGTATTGCTAGAAATATATTATTTTGGAGAGCAGAGTCAGATGGTGAAGATAGAATAATCGTTGGCTCTCACAGTCATTTATATGTTATTGAAAATGGTGTTATGTATGATGTAACACCATTGAGAGATGTTTCGAATACTTCAACAACCACAACAGAAGGATTAGACAGCAGTGAAACTGAAATAGATTTAGCAAGTGTGACAGGATTTACAACTGCTGGAACTATAAAAATAAATTCAGAAGTCATAACATATACAGGCATAAGTTCATTAACATTAACAGGTTGCACCAGAGGAACTAACAGTACATCAGCTGCATCTCACAGTAATGGTGCGACTGTAACACAGATCCTTGTTAATCCTATTGCAACAACAGACGAAAGCACAACTGTAACAATAACAGATACTGCACATGGAGCTCAATCAGGAGACTATGTAGTAATATCAGGTGCAACAGCAACAGGTGGTATTACAACGGATGTATTAAATAGATCAGAAGGTTTTGAAATAACAGTGACAAGTTCTGATGCTTTTACAATAACAGTACCAAGTGCAGCATCTAGCACAGTTTCTGCTGGTGGTGGTTTAGATGTTGTCATTAAATATTTAGTCGGTATTGATGGAAATTTAGGAACTCAATCTGGTGATCCTGCACTCGGTTGGGGAGTTGGTGGTTGGGGAAACTCAACATGGGGAACTCCAAGATCTGCCAGTGAATCAGATATTAATTTAGAGCATTCAGTTTGGTCATTGAATTTATGGGATGAAGATATAATTGCAACTGTTCGTGGTGGTGCGATATATTATTATGATACATCTGATGGTGTCGGCAATAGAGCTGTTTTAATATCTGAAGAATCAGGTGCAACTGGTGTTCCTAGCAAAGCAAGAGTTTCAGCAGTTTCATTTCCTGATAGACATGTTATTCTTGGTGGCACAATACCATTAGGAGGATCAACTATGGATCCGATGTTAATAAGATGGTCAGACCAAGAAACCTTTAATGTATTTACTCCAACAACTACGAATACAGCTGGTGATCAAAGACTTGAAATAGGTAATAAAATTGTAACAATGCAGCCAACAAGAGATGAGATGCTTATATTTACAGATGAAGCAGTTTATGGCATGTCATTTGTTGGAGCACCATTTATATTTTCTTTCAGATTATTAGCAACAGGAACAGGTGCTGGTGGTAAAAATGTTGTCGGTGACGCAGATGGCATAGTTTATTGGATGGGGAAAAATAGATTTTTTAAATATGATGGTGTTATTAGAGAGTTGCCATGTTCTGTTCAATATTTTGTTTTTAATAGAATGCAAGAAGATTATATAGATAAAACAGTTATTGGTCACAATCGTAAATTTAAAGAGGTGACTTGGTTTTATGTAAGCACATCAAATACAGCAGGAACTACAAACCCAGAACCAGACAGCTATGTAACATATAATTATCAAGAAAATGTTTGGACAGTTGGAACTTTGAACAGAACAGTTTGGCATGACAGTTTTGGTGCGAGGACAGTTCCTTTTGCTTTTGATGAGAATGGTTTTTTATATGATCATGAAACTGGGACAAGTGATAATGGTTCAGCGATGAATGCATTTGTTGAAAGTTCACCAATGGAAATAACTTCTGGTGGTAATGAATTATTTATGGTTGATAAAGTTGTTCCTGATGTTACATTGACTTCTGATACAAATTTACTTTTAGAATTAAAATCTAGAAAATATCCAAATGCAACAGAAATTACAAAAGGTCCATTTACTATTTCAACAAGCACAACTAAAATAAGCACAAGAGCAAAAGGTCGTCAAATAGCTGTAAAATTATCAAGCACAGGAACTACAGATGACTGGGCATTTGGAGATTTTAGAATTAACACAAGAGAGGATGGTTTAAGATAATGAGTGGTACAACAACATTTAGATTACCAGAACCACCAACTAATTATAATCAAGGATTTTTTAGTAGATTAATAAATGCATTAGAACTTGATAAAAGAGTTATGTTTTTTGCTGCGACAACAGCAACAAGAAATTTATCAGAAGAATCTCAAAAAATGAGTTGGTTTATGAGCTGATGGCAATAGTTTATAAAAATGCTAAAATTGATTTAACAACAACAAATGCGACAACTGTCCTCACAGCACCAGCAGCAACAAGTTGTATTTTTAAATCTTTGATGGTTTCAAATGATTCATCAAGTGAAGATACAATAACATTAACAATTACTGATAGTGCAAGTGCAGTTTTTAGTTTATATAAAAATGAGAGTGTTGGTGCATTGAGCACTGAAGAGTTATTAAAAGGACCATTGGTTTTGCAAGAAAATGAAATTTTAAAAGCAACAGCAGCAACAGCAGACAGATTACATGTTGTGGCAAGTTATATGGAGGCATCAAATGGCTGAAGAAGAAGCACCACAACCGATAGAATATCCATTGTTCCAAATACAATCTCAAACACCATTAGGAGATTTAAGCAATTTACAAAATGTTTATGGTACAGAAGCAATGCCTGTATTCAACTGGGTTCAAAGTATTCAAACTGGAACAGGCTCATACACTCCAACAGATCCAGCAGACCAAGCATTATTAGAGCAATATGAACAAATTGTAAGTCAACAAGGAGTTCCTCCTGGATTGCCAAGTCCTGGAGAGATAGCAGGTGACATTGTTGGTCAGGTTGGCTCTCTTGCCGCAGGTCAAATTGGTGCATCTATGTTTGATCCTTATGTTATTGATTCTGGTCAATCTGCTGTTTCTGCAGGTTTAGGTGATACATTCGGTTCAACTCCATTACAATTAGTTGACCAATCAACAACCACAGGTTTTAAACTTTTAGACGCAGGGCAAATAAAAGGAACTGAAGCATTTCAACCTGAACTTGTATCTAGATCAACTGCTCAAGCAACAGGGAATTTAGATTTGTTTAATAAATTGCCAAAAACAGATGTTCCTGGAGTATATGAACAATCTGTTTTAACTGAAGCAGCACAATCAGGGAAAGCCAATTTATTTGCAGAGCCAATAACAGCACAAACTGCAGCACCAACATTTATGGAAAAATTTGGTCAAAGGATAGATCCGACATCTGCTGCTGGTAAAGCAAATCTAGCAAGAGCAGGTGGTTCTGCACTTTTAAATTTCGGTGTTCAATTAGCATCAGGCAGAGATCCAGCCAAAGCAGCAAGATCTGCAGGTGCTCAAGCTATTGGAACATATCTGGGGAATGCTTTGCTGCCAGGATTTGGCGGAATCATCGGGGGAGTTTTAGGTTCAGCACTTGGTGGCAGAGTTATATGTAATGAATTAATGAGACAAGGAATAATGTCTCGCAAACAAGTTGTTCTTGACTATAAATTTACAAGAGACTTCCTGACTCCAATGCATGTTAATGGTTATCATGTGTGGGCAGTTTGGATGGTCAGGCAAATGCGTAAAGGCAGATTTGTAAATTTTTGGAAACATGTCGCAGGTCATAGAGCAAATGAGATTGCCTATATATATGGTGAAAGAGATAAGCCAGATTATTTAGGTAAAATTTACAGGAAAATTTTAGAACCAATGTGCTTGGTTATAGGATCTTTTTGTAAAAAAACAGATTGGTCAACACTTTATAAACAAAAGGAGATATAATGCCAGGACACGTCGATAAAAATATGATGCCACCAATGCCAGATATGAAAGGTGCAAACATGGCACCAAGAGGTATGGATCAAATGAGAGGTGGTATGCCACCAGAAGCAAAAATGAGTTTAATGAGACCATCAGAGGAGATGACTGCTGTTCTTATGGCTCGTTTAGCAAATATGTCACCAGAGGAGTTAAGGATGCTTGATAAAGCAATAACTCCAGAAACAGCAAGAATATTAATTAAATTGTTGCCAGAGTTGGCAGAACTTATAAATGCTGTTGAGGGCATGGGAATGCAAGAAGGCAAAAAAGAAATGGGTGCTTTAAGTAAAATGGGATGAACATTCGCAGGGCAAATTTAGATGATGCCTTTATAATATTACTTTTATTAAAAGAAATGCATGAAGGAACAGTAATAAATATCCCTAATATAAAACTAGAGTGTTTGGCCAGAAAAATAGATAATGTTATTAAGAATGGTATAGTGTTTGTGACTTATAATAATGAAGGATTTATAACAGGATCAATAGGTGGCATCTATGCGAATGATTGGTGGAGTGATGAAAAACATTTATCTGATCTTTGGTTTTTTGTTTCTAAAAATTATAGAAAAAGTAGATCGGCAATAATGTTAGTAAAATACTTTATAAATTTTGCAAAATCAATTAAGATGTCTGTAAGGCTCGGTCATGTGTTTTCTGGTGATATTGAACGCAAAGATAAATTTTTTGAGAGATTGGGTTTTAAAAAAGCTGGATCTGTATATGTGGAGAAGTAAATGGGAAATTTTTGTACAACAAGTGTAACAGAACTGCCAGACTCAAGCACAGTAATTGAAGGCACAGAACTGCCAGAATGGGTATCTGCTGGTGGTAAAATGTTATTCGAACAAGCTGCAAATATAGCATCGTCACCATTCCCAGCATACACTGGACCAAGAATAGCAACTTATGATGGCTCTAAATTAACACCAGAAGAACAACAAGCTGCAGACATAATGGCAAGAGGAACTACATCTTTTGATCCTTTTGTAACTGCTGCTGGTGAAGCAGCAATGAATCTTGGTCAAGGTTTTGATTCAATGACAACAGAAGAATTACTTGGACCAGAATATTCAGGTGCTACAAGAGAAGAATTAGTCGGAGATCCATTTTCAATAGAAACAGCACAACCATTTATAGATGTTTATCAAACTGCAGTTGACCCTGCAATAAGACAAGTTGATCAAACATTATTTGATAATTTATCAAAAGCCAGAGCAAAAGCAGCAACTGGTGGTGGTGGTTTTGGTTCTAGACTTGCATTGCTTGAAGGTCAGACAATGGGTGAAGCAGCACAAGCAGCAGGTGATATAAGAGCACAAGCATCTAGAGATGCATTAGGTTTTGCAGCTGGCAGATCCGATGCAGACAGAGCAGCAAGATTTAGAGCAGAAGAAGCAATGAGAGGGCAGTTTGAATCAGACAGGACTGCTAGATTTGGTGCTGAAGATGCAGCAAGAGCAGCATATGAAACAGAAGAAGCATCAAGGTTGCGTGCTCAAGAGCAACTTGAAGGCATGGCTCCATTAATACAAGGACTAGAACAGCAGGCAGCAGCAGGTTTAATAAGCACAGGTGAAGCAAGAAGAAGATTAGATCAGATGGCATTAGATATGGCATTTGCAGATTATGTTGATCAAAGACAGTTTCCAATGGATCAATTAAATTTTGCTCTTGGTGCTTTACAAGGTGTTCCATATAATACACAAAATGTTCAACTACAAACAGGCACACAATACATACAGAATCCTAGTTTATATGGTCAGTTGCTAGGTGGTCTTGGTGGATTGTATAGTGCTTATAAATTGACGAGTTAATTATGCCACATTTAATAAGTAAAGGAGGGAATGCACAATCTGGTCATGAGATTGCTCCTGATATAAATAAACAATTATCAGCACCATTGATCAATCAAACTGGTTCTAATTTAGGTGTGTCAGCAACTAATATGGCAGATGTATCTGCAGGTGCATTAGGTGGTATAGATTTTCAAGGTGCGATGGATTTATTAAAACAAGTGACACCACAAGCACAACCCATCGATAAAAATGTTCTCGGACTTTTATACTTTACGGATCTGGCCAGAAGAGCCAGTGAACCAGGAGCAACATTGTTTGGTTCTGCTGCTGGTGCATTAGAATCACCAACTGCCTATCTTTTAAAAAGACGTGAAGAAGAGAGAAAACGTAAAGAAGCAATGCCAGCACAAGCATTAACATTAGCAACAGCATTAGGCAAAACAGGAACTTTAAAAAATTATGAAATAACTTCTCCAGAGGGTGATAAAACAACCAGACTTTTAGATAGCAATGAAGCAAAAAATCTACAGAATAAAGGTTTTACATTAAATGAAATTAAATCACCATCACCTGCAAAACCTTTTAACATACAAATTTTAAATGAAGAAAAGTATAAACAAATATTCCCTGATACAACTATTCCTGATGATAAAATTGTATCTATCACAGCAGATGAATTTGAACTATTACCACAAGGTGTTGCAAAGTTATTTGATAAACCACCACAAGGAGCACAGTTTGAAAGAATGGTTGCCAGAGTAAATGAGATTGGTCAAAAACTTGCTGCTGGTGAAAATGTGTCTCCTGCTGATTTATCAGAGTATTCTATTAAATATCAAAAACTTGTATCAGGTGGTAAATATACAAAATTTGAAGATGGTAGAGAAATTGAAGTTCAAGTTCCAGGAATTGATCTTTCAGGAACAAATTTACCTGTCCCTGAAGGAATTGATCTTGAAAAAATATTAAGTGAGAAGTCTCAAAAATTTGATCAAAATCAAACTAAAGCTGCAGGATTTGGAAGCAGAATGCTTTTTAATGAAGGTGTATTAAGAAATGTTATTGCTCAAGGTTATATTTTAACTATTGAGGATGTTGCAAAAATAAGGGCAATGAGCACTCTTGGTCTGGGTATGATTGGTGTAGATCCATTAGCACAACAATTTCACGTTGCAGCACAAAACTGGGTTGCAGCTCAATTAAGAGAAGAATCAGGTGCTGCGATTGCTGCTTCAGAATATGCAGATGCACTCTTACAATATTTCCCTGTTGTTGGTGATAGTCAAGAAGTTCTTGATCAAAAAAGAGCATTAAGAGAAACTGCGACAAGAGGTATGATTCAAGCATCAGGCATGGACGCATTCAAATCTATATATCCTAATGCTGTTCCTTTTTTAACTTATACCAGTGGTGATGAAACATATCAAATATTAGATCCTCAAGGTTATGCTAATAAACAATTACAAAATATAGCAACAGGCAAAGATTTATTTTTTAAAGATACAATAAAAAGTTTAACGACAGAAGATTTAAAAAATTTATTGAAAAAGCCAAATGCTGCTAAAATTTATACAGTTCAACAATTAAAATTTATAGAAGAAGAGATTGATTCAAGAGAACAATAATGTCAGATAATTCAACAGAAGTATTAAAAAAATTACTTGAAAAATATAAAATTGAAACAAGTGCTGAAGAAACTGATGATCAAGGTTTAACATTCAGTGAAAAAATTCGTCTTGCTGCACAAGGTGCATTATTTAATTTTTCAGATGAAGCGATTGCTGCAATTAGGTCTATTGGTCCAGAGACTTATAGTGAAGCATTGGAAAAAGAAAGAAGTGCTTTAAAAACAGCACAAGAAAAACCAGGAAGTTTGAAATATGAGATTGGTGGTGCTTTGGGTTCTGGTATTGCAGCTGCACCATTTACTGGTGGTGGAAGTTTAGTGCCAACTCTCGGAAGAGCAGCAGCAATTGGAGCAACAGGTGGAGCATTAGCAGGTGCTGGTGGTGGCGAAGGTTTTGGTGGCAGATTAGAAGGTGCTGGCATTGGTACAGTTTTTGGTGGTGTTGCTGGTCCAGTGGGAAGTAAAATTACTCAAGCAGGCACAGCATTATTAAAAAAGCCAGCAGACTTTATAAGAAGAAAATTAACAGGTAGACTCGGTAAAGCAGCAGAGGATGAAGTTTTAAGAATAATGCGAGAGGGTAATTTAACTCTTGAAGACGTTGTTAGAAAAGTTAATGCTGGTGAAATAATACCAGACATGAGTGAACAAACAGCAAACGCATTAAGATCAATATATGCAAAAAGTGGATCTGGTGGTCAAATAATTGCTGACACATTAACAAGAAGAGCAGACGAGACTTTTGAATCAGGAAAAAAAGCATTATTGTCTGAACTTGCACCAGAAGGTGGAGAGAATATAACATTAGCATTGAGCAAAAATTTAAAAGAATTAGAAGCAGCAGAATCAGCAGCATATAAAGAAATATTTGATCAAGGCAAAGCTCTACAATCTAATTCATTAAATTTATCAGCAGAACAAATATTAACAAATCAAAAATTTTTACAAAAAGATATAAACAAACTTTTAAAAGCAAGCAATGCACCTGACCTTTTTAAAATAACAGATGGCAAATTAGAATTATTAAGAGATGTAACTCTTGAAGATGGTGAGATTATAAGAAGAGCATTGGCAGATGCAACTAACAAAGCATTCAGTGGTGGTAAAGGCAATCTTGGAACTTCATTAAATACTATTGAAAAGTCTGTTAGAAGTATTCTTGATGATGTATCACCAGAATTAGCAACAACAAGAGCAAAATGGGCAAGTATAAAAGCAGCACAACAAGCATTTGAAGATGGTAAAAAAGCATTTGGCAAGAGCTTTGAAGATTTATCAATACAGTTTGACAACCTTGCACAAAGAGGTGATGACCTAGCAATGGATTCTTTTAGAGCAGGAGTTGCAGCTCAATTAAAAAATAAATTCGGTTTAAGTTCTGCTAAAAGTTTTATGTCAGCATTAAGTAAATTAGACAGGAAAGAAAGAGATATATTAGAGAAGATTTATCCTGAAGGAATGTTTGAGGATACTTTAAAAAAATTAGAATTAGCAAGTAAAACACAAACAACAAAAGGAAGAGTTCTTGGTGGCTCTCCGACAGCGATAACATCTGAAGGTGTTAAAAGAGTTGGTGCAGATGCTGCAGTTGATGTTGTTGAATTTGCATTGAATCCTTTAAATATTTTTGCTTTCACAAGAATGGCCAGAAAAATGATTGGTTCGAAAGTTGACAACATATCTCAAGCACAGCTTGAACAAGCAGCAAAAATATTAGTTTCTGAAGATGCTGATCTTATACAGAGAGCATTAACAGACAGAGATGCTCTGTCTATATTAAGTAAAAGAGTTGGTCAGTTATTGGACAGTTTAGTTGCAGGCACGACAACTGCGAGTGCTTTTACAGCAGAAAAATTTGCACCAGATTCAATAATATCTCCTGCATTTGCAGGTCAAGTATTAACATATCCTCAATTTGTTGAAAGTGGTGGCATGGTTGTCGATTCAGGCAGTCCGATATCAGCAGGTGCATATTCACAGTATTTACAATCTATTGGAGCTGAAGATACAGCAATCGGAGCAATATCAGAATTGCCATCTGAAATAAATACTATTATTCAAAACTTACCAGAAAACACAAAAAAGAAAATAATAGAATCAGCAAGGTAAATGATCGACCCAATTACATTGTCTGCTGCTGTATCAGGAGCAACAGCCGCATATAATGGCATTAAAAAAGCCATAATGATGGGTCGTGAGATTGAGGATCTATCGAGTCAATTATCTACATGGATGAAAGCAGTAAGTGATGTTGATAACATACACAAAAATGCAAATAATCCATCAACATTTGATAAACTTTTTAATGGCTCTGTTGAAGAAGTTGCAATAGAGAGTTTTGCTAGTAAAAAGAAACTACAAAAGCAAAGAGAGGAGCTCAAAAATTTTTTGATTGGTCATTATGGTTTACAAGCATGGGATGACCTTATCAAAGAAGAAGGTCGTATAAGAAAAGCGAGACAACAAGCAATTTATGCAAAACAGGAGCAACAAAAAATGATAAGAGATTACACTATTATGGGCATTGCTTGCCTGATTGGTGCAGGAGGTCTCGGATGGATGATTTGGCTCATATCGTATTCTGTTACTCGATAATTATTCTTTCAATTTTAGGATTTATTTTAATTTGTGTTTTATTCGGATAATATATTACATTCTTATTTTTATTGCTGTAATATCTATATTAGCAATAGTTGTTTTTGCCAGAGACAGAGAACACACAACCTGTAGATTGGCGAAGCAAATGAGGAGCAATAATCAACATATCTGTGTTTATGTAGGAGCAAACTACACACAATGGAATGAATATATTGATATGAGTGCAGGAAATGTAGATTGTCCAAGAGAAATAAAATGTAAATACAGACCAAATGAAAAGCCATTTACATTAAAAAATGTAATAAAAAGCATAAAAGATGCGTTTGATTAATTAAGTCATTGTTTTAATTAGATTCTTTTTTAACTTTCTTCTTTACTTTTGAATAAAAAAGAGAGATAATCTATTAATAATTAAATGAGAAAGGAAAAAATTATGACAAGAATTATGAATGCAATCAAAGAAATTAACGAATATCATGAAAGAAAATTTTTAGGAGCGAGTGAACTTAAAGCTCAAAAATTTTGTATGGATGCAGACAATAAAAAAATATTTGATGCTCTTAAAGAAATTTCATCTTGGAACTCTTTTGCTGCATCATTGATTGATCAAATTGCAATTAAAGGCTCTTTGTCTGAAAAGCAGATGATTGCTGCCAGTGCTATGTTAATGAAAATCAAAAAGAATAAAGAGGAAAGGCAAAGTAATATTGTTTCTATTGATTTGAGCAATGTTAAGAAAATTTTTGACAAAGCACATGAAGCAATTAAAAGTCCTAAATTTCGTGTTGATAATATTGTTTTATCTAGAGCTCCAGATTCTGGAGTAAATGCTGGTGCCATCTATGTTAAAGTTGATGGTGAGTATGCTGGTAAAGTGACTGGTGGTTATTTTTTACCTTTTAATGCACCTGAAGGAACTCTCGAAAAGTTGCAAGAGATTGCTAAAGATCCACTCGGTTCTGCTGTTGCTTATGGTAAAAGGACTGGTAATTGTTCTGCTTGTGGTAGAGATTTAACAAATCATGGTAGTATCGAAAAAGGCATTGGACCAATATGTGCAGAAAGATGGGGACTGTAATGCATATTGAAAAAGCAGAATTTGGCAAGTATTGTGTTGCTAAAGTAAAGCTGGACAGCACATCTATTGAAAAGCTGTCTAGTCTTCCTGGATATAAAAAATGGGTTGGTCGGGATCTTTTATTTGATCCCACCAGTGCCAATATAAGCAGGATACAAAAATATTGGCCAGATGCAACTTGGTCAGATGAAGCCAAGCCAATATTAGAAAAATATGTTGATCTTTTAATTGAGGCAGAAAATACTCGTTCAGCTAAAGTTGAAGTGTTGCCAACTAATGATGATTTTAAATTTAAAACAAAACCTTTTGATCATCAGAGAAAAGCATTTTACATGTCACGTGATAAAGAAGCATTTGGTCTTTTGATGGAACAAGGCACAGGAAAAAGTAAAGTTATAATCGACAATGCTGCATATTTATATGCAAATAATAAAATTAATGCTTTGGTTGTTATTGCACCAAATGGTGTTCACAGAAACTGGTTGAGCAAAGAACTTCCTGTACATATGCCTGATTGGTGCCCATATGAGAGCATATACTACAAGTCAGGGCAGAATACCATAAAAAAGCACAGGGAAAAATTTGATGCTGTTATAGGTGCTGAAAACTGTCTTAAAGTGTTCTCTTTTAATGTTGAAGCATTTGTTAGCAGTGTTGCTGTATTTTATATGATGAAAATATTATCATCGCACAATGTTATGTTGGTTGTTGATGAAAGTTCTAGGATCAAAAAACCAGGAGCAAAAAGAACAAAGATGATAACAAAGTTTTCTAAAAATGCTAAATATCGCAGGATATTAACTGGCACACCTGTTACAAAAGGTCCAGAGGATGTTTATAGTCAGTTTAAATTTTTAGATCCTAATATTCTTGGATATGATAGTTTTTATTCTTTCAGGGCAAGATATTGTGTGATGGGTGGTTTTGATAATAGAGAGATAGTATCTTATCAAAACATTGATGAATTAACAAAGAACATTGAGGGTCATAGTTTTAGAGTCCTTAAAAAAGATTGTTTGGATCTGCCTAAAAAGATATATCAAAGATATGCTATAAAGTTGACATCTGATCAACAAAAAATTTATAAGGATTTACAAAAAGAATACATAGCAGAACTTGAAGGCAAAACAGTATCAGCACCAGAAGCAATAACAAGGTTTTTAAGGTTGCAACAAATAACTTGTAATTGGTTTCCAACTGAAGATGGCATTCAAATGATCAATGCTGACAATCCTCGTCTATCAGCTTTAATAAGCATTCTTGGTGAGATACAGTCAAAAGTTATCATATGGGCAAGATTTAAAGCTGATATAAGAGCCATAGGACAGGCATTAGGTGAGTCAGCTGTTAGTTATTATGGGGATATTCCAACAGATGAAAGAGAAACTGCAGTTGATAGATTTCAAAATGATCCCAAAATAAAATACTTTATTGGCCAACCTCAATCTGGTGGCATTGGTTTAACATTGACTGCTGCAGATTATGCTATTTATTATTCTAATAGTTTTGACCTTGAAACAAGATTGCAATCTGAAGACAGATGTCACAGAATAGGAACTACAAAGAATGTAACATATATAGATATTGAAGCAAAAGGAACAATTGATTCAAAAATAATAGAAGCATTGCGAGATAAAAAGAATCTTGCTGATGCGATAACTAAAGATCCGAGATCAGTCTTTTTAAATAATGGAGAATAATATGAGTGAAAAAAATTTCTGGCATTTGTTGAGAACTTCTTTGCCTTTGAAAATGTATAGAGTTGAAAACAGAGTTATGAGAGGAATGCCAGATATTCATTATATTAATAAAGATGGTGAGTCTGGTTGGATAGAATTAAAGTATCTCAATCATTGGCCAGAGAAAAGAGTTTCTACAGGATTGGCACTGAATCAGGTCATTTGGTTGAAAGAATATAAAAGCCACAAAGGTCATTGTTGGGTTTTAATTCGTATTGGCAGGAACTTTATTGGTTTAATCGATGGCTCTAATTCTAAAGAAGTTTACAATCGAGTTTCAAAAACAAAATTCTCTGATCTTTTGCATTGGCATAAAAAAGGAAATATGACAAAAGAAGATTGGCTTGATTTGTCAAAAGTCATTTGTGATAAATAATCCTTGTTGCTTGAGCAAAAGTTATATTAAAATGCTCTGCTAAATCTTGCATCCCAAATTTTTTTAATTTTTTATATTCTCTATGAATACCAACAACTTTATTTCCTAAAGGTTTTCCTTTATTGTCATCCCAATGTTGTTTTACTTTGTTAATAAATTCATCTGAAAATTTTGTCATTAATCATTCTCCCATCTATAAAATATATGATCATTTATCCTTACTGTTCTGGTAAATTTTTTGCTCCAAGATGGTTGAACATAATAAGCATGATAATGAGTCGCACCTTGTGTTGTATCGTAAAGTGTGCCAACCATAACTGCTTGAGCAACTTCTGTTGCCCAAAAATATGCATCCTCATCTTTAATCGTTTCAGGTTTACCATCGCACCAAAAACTAAATTGACATTTGTCCCTGATTGGTATTGTTTTGTCCCATGAATAATAATATCCCTGCTTTACAACATCACAGACTGTATCAGGATATCTTTCATCATATACTCTTGACATTATAACTTGAGCAACTGCAACCTGACCAACCATTGGTTCACCACGTGCTTCAAAATATATTGCTGTTGCCATACATGCTAATTCTGTTAACATAAATCCCTCCAATAAAAAATGAGCAGTTTTACTTCATGCTCAGGAAATCTCCTTTTGTGTTTGGCTTGATTGCCTTTACTTGCTAGATGCAGCAAGTGGTTCAAAAAGCCATTCATCTTTGGCTGTCTCGAACTTTGGATTATCAACTATAAAATGACCATGAACCATTGTGTTGATGTGCTTGGATGCTGTTACAGCTTTCCATTCTGGTTGCTGGTTATCAATAGTTGTCCAATCTCTTGTATCAACAATTATAAAATGACGTGTGGTATTGACAACATAAACTTTATTTGGAAGAGTGTGTTGGTCAAGCCATTTTGATAACTTCATTTTTTTATCAAGTTTTTTATTTACACCAGTGACACCTAATTTTTTGCAAGACTTAATCATCTGAGTAACAGTGATTCCTTTGGCATGCCTTTTGCCACGAACTGCTTTTGCCACTTGATATGCTGGCTCATATTCAGTACCACAAACAACTGCGATCGCATATGGACCACACCATGTTTTTCTTTGCTTACCAACCCAGTCAGTAATTTGTCTTCTTTTTGGAGTATGTTTTGTCATAATTATTTCCTTTCTTAACTCTATGAATAGATGATATCTCTTTTGCCCAGAAAAGTAAAGTATTATTTTTAAAGAAAGTTAAAAAAGATCTCAATAAAAACAATGACTTATGTCAGCTTACGCCATTTCTCTACATTTAATTTTCTAAATCCTTTATTTATTTTGCCTTTTAATAGATACCAATCACCAATTTTGCCCTCCTCAACTATTGGTTTGCCCAACTTTGGATATGCCCATCTATTGATGCCTGCTAAAATTGGACCAGTGTCATCTTCAAATTTCATGTTCAACCATAAGTTATTAGTCTCTGCTCTGCGACCACCTCTTTTTGCCAAGTTTACTGTTTCATTCAAGTCTCTTAAATTCTTTTCAATGAGCTTTCCAAAAACAACAAACTCTCCAGGATTGTCAGCTTCAAGATTTTGTATATCTGTTATGGCTGTTTTTATATTATGTTTTGCTGGTTCTTTTTTAATATGACCAAATCTTCTTTCACACTCAAAAATATCATCATATGGTGTTTCCCCATTGTCTAAAAGATTATTCTGTCTTGGTGTCAATGGTTGATTGAGCTCTCTTCTATTTATTATATCTTCGGACATTTTTGGACCAACACCTTTTATACCAATCAATCCACCTATCAATTGGCCATCTTGAACTGACCAATTACTTGTTGATTTATATTTATCATATGGTTTATATACAAGACCCTCTCTTACAACTTCTCTTAAAAGTTTGACTCCTTGTTCATCATCCTTAACATTTCTCAAACATGCAGCTGCAAATTCTAATGGAAATTTACTTTTTAAAACACAGCACCAATAACTGACAAGTCCATAAGATATTGCGTGACTACGATTAAATGCCCAAGATCCCATTGTGTTAATATTTTTCCATATTTTTAATGCTTGTTCTTCATCGATATTATTTTCTTCAGCACCAACTTTAAATCTTTGCCAATACCTGTCAAAAAATTCTTCACCATAACTTTTGCTCATTGCTTTGCGAAGTTGAGATACATCTTCCCAACTTAACTTGCCAACATCACGAGCAATATTCATAACCTGTTCCTGATAAACAACAACACCTTTTGTGACTTTTGTAACTTCTTCAGTCATTGGGTGAAGATATTCTATTGGTGAAGAACCAACTCTTCTTTGAATATATTGTGTTGTACCACCTGAAGTTAATGGTCCAGGACGAGCCAGAGCAGTTATTGATGCGATATCTTCAAAATCATATATTTGCATTTGTCTTGTTAATGATTGCAAAGCATAACCTTCAAACTGAAATATTCCTGCATATTTTTCTTTATTTAAAACATCAAAAGCATCTTTATCATCTAATCTATAATTTATTAATTCTTCTCTTTGCCAACCAACTTGGTCAAGTATATCTTGCAAAACAGATAAAGTTCTTAATCCCAAAGCATCAATCTTCAGTAAATTTAAGCTCTCAGCATCTATCTTATCAATCTGTGCTGCACCTGATTGTTGATTTACTGAACAATATTTTCTTACTGGATCTTCAGTCACAATTATTGCAGCTGCATGAACACCATTGTGACGAGCATGATTTTCCATTTTTGATGCTATTCTCATCTGTGGATACTTTTCCAGAACTTTTTTCCCAATGTCGAGGTCATTAAATGTGTCCATTATACACATGGCTGCACGAGCATCCCCAGAACTTCTCTCTATTATTGCACCTTTGAGATCATTAACTTCCCAAGCAGGAACACCAAGTTCTTTGGCAACTTCTGTTATTGTACTCTTTGCTTTGTATCTTGATATTGTTCCTAGATGTGCAACTTTCTCCTCACCATATTTATCTCTCAAATAATTTATAACCATCTCTCTTCTATCATCTTGAAAGTCAATATCAATATCAGGTAAATCTTCACGAGTTATATCAATAAATCTTTCAAACAATAAATCATGTTTTATTGGATCGATGTCAGTTATCCCTGTTAAATAACAAACCAATGATCCTGCTGAAGATCCTCTTGCTGGTCCAACTAACATATGTTGCTTGGCAAAATTAATCATATCTGCTATTACAAAAAAATAATCTTCAAACTTTTTATCAGCTATTAAATCAATCTCTCTTTTTAATCTCGCTTTATATATTGGATCTTTTAAATTTATTTCTCTTTTTACAGCACCTTCAATACAAAGTTTTTCTAAAGTTTTTTCAGAATCAAATGATACCATTGAGCCTTGTGGTAATTCAACATTACACATATCAGCTATTTCATAGCTATTTTTAAAAGCTGAATCTGGAATCCAAGGAACTAAATCTTTTAACTCCCACTCATTTAATATATGCATTGGTGCTGTTCTGTTAATCCTATTCTGACCAACAAGAACTTCATAACCTTTTCTGTCATCAACTTTTGGGAAATAATTATCAGATGTTGATATGCATTTGAATCCTTTTGCTTCACAAAAGTCTAATGCCTTGCGAGAACTCATAGGATTTATCTCAATATATAAATTATTTTTTCTGGCCAAAGGAAGCATTCCCCATGCAGGATGTGTTCCACTCAATATGATTAACTCATCTGATATATCAAACAGGTCAAAATATGAAAGTCTGGGGAAGTAATAAAAATTTTCTTTTTCTGTGCTTTTTGTTACAAGTTCATAAAGTTCTTTTAATCCTTTATTGCTCTTTGCAATAAAAGCCATTTGATTTGCTGGCTGTTTCTCTCTTGCAGTTGAATCTTCAACAAATGATATTTCAGTACCAAACAATGGTTTTTTATTTAATTCTTTACATGCCTTATCAAAAGCAACATGACCCCAAGTACCAGCATCACATATACCAACTGCTTCACCTGCAGATGCTTCAACAACTTTTTTGGTATGACCAAATGCTTTGCGAAATGAATATTCAGTTCTTAATCTAATATTTAGCATATTATTGCCATTTTACTGTGTAGTTTGATACATGACAAATATCTTTTGCACATCTAGTGACCATTATATGTGTCCTTCTTTTCTGTACCACCTCAATATTTCTATTGTTGCTTCAACATCAACCAAAGATCTGTGAGCACCTTGAATCTTTTTATTAAACAAATCTTCATATATATCACCCAGCTTTCTCATCTTTCCCCAAACTGACTGACCTATCTCAACTGTGCAGATATGATTATATGGCCATGGGAACTTTGTTAATTTATCTATTCTCTCTAATTCAAATTTTAATATCTGTCTGTCAAAGGATAGATTGTGTGCTGCAATTGAACTCTGACCACAAAACCATTCAGCAAGTTTTTTATAATGAGCAATAAAAGGTTTTTGATCTTTTAACATCTCATCTGTTATTTTTGTTATCTTTATTATTTTTGGATCTAATGGATGTCCAGGATTACACAAAAACTCAAAGCTGTCTATTTTATTAAAGTCATCATCAACTTTAATACCACCAAATTCAATTATCTTTGGTTGCATTTCTAAATCACTGCCTTCAGCTTTTGGCAATCCTGTTGTCTCAAGATCAAATATTATCATTATCTATCCTGACAATAAATTTTAAATCAACACCCAATATATCTTTGGTATCAAAAATAACATAGTTGTAAGATCTTTTGCCTGCTATTGCAACATTTGTATGAGAGTCTGTAAAAACTTCCTGTGCGATACCTATATTTCTTTCTTCAAAAAATGTTTTCCACAAAGCAAGTTCAGCATTTGTGCAGTGCATACCAAGATGACTTACAGAGTTTCTTCCTCTTTTATCTGTATCCATCCAGTTATTGCCTTCAGTATAATTTAAAATCTCAAACTCTTTGCCAGAGAATATATCATAATTAAAAGACAAGTCTGCTTCATTTGTTCCAACAACATCAAAAACTGCACCAGTCGCAACAACATGATCCTCAACCCAATCCACTGCACCTATTTCAGATAACAACTTTTTTGCCTTAACTGGGTTCTCTGGGCAAATAGCGATTTGTTCAATAGTAAATTTCATATTAAGCTCCATATGGTAATATGCATCCTGTTAAATATTTGTGATGCTCTTTTGATTGTAATAAATATGCAATGAACTCTGCTAATCTTTGGGGTGGTGTTTCTTCACCTGTTAACAATCCATCTAATTGATATTGTCGAGCATAATCATTTGCCCAACCACGAGTTTTAACAACTTGTTCATCTATTGATTTGCTCATACCAGTGCCTGATAATTTGTTTGGTGCTATACCAAAAACTGTTATGCCATGCCTTCTTGTTAGTTCACGAGCCATTTGCAAAGTCATTATATGAGCAGCACCTTTTGATGCATTGTAAGCCAAAGAACAAGTCATTGGCATGTGAGCAGCATTGCTGACAATATTTAATATTGTTCCTCTGTTTTTAATCAATGATGGCAAGCATGCTCTGGACATCATGTATATGCCTTTTGCATTTACATCCATAACTTTT